TAATTCATCAATCTTGCCTTCCAATGCACCAGTTTCTTGTTGTGTTGCTTTTGCTACTTTCTCCTGTACTGCTGTTTCAAACTCTTGTACTTCATCTTCATCAACAGTAGTAAAACCAAAATCCATATTATAATCTATATCCTCTATACTATCTAAATCAAAGTCTGCCATTGTACTTCTCCTTTAAAATGGTTGATGCAACATACCAGTTACATGAGGATTAGCTTTCATAATCTTAACTAATTTCTCTAACCACTCATCTGCATCTTTTGCTGGTTTCTTGAATACTTGCACATCAAAAGATTCTACACAAGCAACCAAGATAACTATTTGTTGTATCTCTATCCCTGTCATTTCTTCAAACATTAACTTATAAGCAAATGTTTGCATATAATAATCATCAATCCATTCTTCCTTCTTTGGTTTGCGTGATGTCTTAAAATCTATAATAGATAACTGACCATTATACTCAGCTATACAATCAGTAGTTCCTGCAATACGCAACAAATCAGAAAAGAGTGGAATCTCTAATCCTACTATATTATTTATATTACCAAGCAGGAAGCGTAAACGATTAAATGTATCTACTATCTTCTTATCTTCATCTTTTAACTTAATAATATAATTAGATAAGTAGAACTCTGCCATTTGATGAACAGCTGTACCAATTCTTGCTGACTCTTTGGAAATACGTTTGGCCTCTTTCTCACCAACTCTTTCTTTCCACGCTTCAAGTCCTAAGTTTTCTTGTTGTGATAATATCGAGGTTATACTTGGATAGTGATTTCCATCAGGAGTCAAATAATATCGTTTACCATCTTTTTCTACACGTTCTGGAATTTCAAAATCACCAACATCATCTCTGTGTATAAATTTCTTCATGTATGTTTACTCATTTTTTCTAGCATCTCACCCATACGACTACAAACAATCTTTAATACTGGAATCAATGCTTTCGGGTTATGTTCCATAAACAATGGAGCTTCTTCTGCTTTAATAACACGAAGCGTCACATCACTAACTGCTCTTACTGTTGCACTCCTTGGTATATGTTGTAACCAACCAAGTTCACCAAAGATTTCATTCTTACCAAGTGTGGCAATCACTTCATCATTTTTTACCACTTCACATTCACCATGTTCTATTATATATGCATCACGATCTGTGTTGCCTTCTTTAAGAACTACCTGGCCTTTTTTAAAATATCGTATCATAATTATATTATACCAGATATATTCGTAAATACAAGGAAGAAGTTTGCTACTCTATAGAAGTTCCTAACAAGTAAATAAATCCCAGGAGTATTACGGCCCACATAGCTAATAACATAATCTCTTTAATTTGCATTTTATCTCCCCTATTTAGTTTTTGACATAGCAGCTAAAGGATTCTCTAATGCCTTGGTAATCTTCCTATCCAGTTTTTTCTCAATATTCTCAATTTGAGTATCTACCTTGGTCAACTTATCATCCCATCGTTTTCCAGTAGATGTAATTAGATCACGAATATCCTTATTAGTAGATGTAATCAGTTCTCTTATCTCACCCTCGGCGTTTCTCATAGCTTGTCTTGTTTCAAGACCATCTGCTCTTGACCGTTTATCTATTGCAGAGATTTGATCTGTTTGATCGGCTATTTCACCTTTGATATCTGTACGAATATCTCGTGCTGTTTCTTGAGCATCAGCAACCAATTCTTTTAAGGCACTTACTTCTAAATCAACAAATTTTACTTTGTCTTTAAGCTGCGTATCAAACAATGCTAATCGTTTATCAAATCCAGATAAATCTGGTGCTACATATTCAGATATCTTTGCCTCCATATCTTCGTATCTTTTGAAGAGTTCAAATCCTCCCCACAATCCACCACCAATAGTTCCCAGCAGAGATATAATAATGAATAATTTTCCACCTGATGCTTTTATTCCTCCGTATTCAACTTCCATTTTATGTTACCGAGAATGATTCACCACAACCACAAGTGGAAGTAGCTAATGGATTAGTAAACATAAAACCTGTACCACCAAGACCACCATCATAATCTAACTCTATACCTTTAAGATAGATACTAGCTTTCTTGTCTATTAAGACATCAAAAGAATCATAAGGGATAACTGTATCATCATCACTTTTAAGACTTTTTTCTTCTGCTTCACATACATATGACAAACCAGAACACCCACCACCTTTAACAGATAGTCTTATATGAAATCCTTCTTGTAGACAATCTCTTATATGTTTATGTGCTGTATGTGTTAAATATATTATTTCTTCTACTTCGGTTTCGGCCATGCTTTTCCTTTCCCGTCTGGAACATAAGATTGTTTGTGACTATAACCATCTGGATTACCCATAGAATCTCTTGCTAATGGTGATGGTTTTGTTCGTTCTGCAATTTGTTCTTCATATGTTTTGCCACCAAATGGATGTTGTTGTCCAAATCGACTAGTCATTTCATCTTCCACTTCTTTCATACCATATGCATTAGTCGGTATAACAACAGCTTCTTTAAATACATTCTGTTGTATTGCACGTTCTATTCCAGCAAGAGTTGCACCAGCTGATGATGGACAATGACCACAAGCACCTTGAAATGAAATGACTACATCATTACCTTTAACTAAATCTAATTCAATATCACCACCATCACTTACAAGAGCAGGTCGAATTGCCTTATCAAATAGTGCCTCTATTGCTTCATACTTTTCTACATCATTCATAAGTTTGCATTCTTCCTCTCAGGATTTCTAAATAATGAAGTCTTGTTTGTTAAAGCATCTATTGTTGGAAACTCAGTATCAGGATGTAATGTAACAGCTCTTGCTAATAGAACTTCCTCTGTTTCAACTATATCCTCATCTGGAATACAACAGTCAACAGGACATACTTCTTGGCATGCTTCCTCACCATGAAATCCCACACACTCTGTACAGAGTTCTGGATCAATGTAATAGAAATCAAGTCCTTCACCTTCTCCATCATCTATTGCATCATTGGGACATTCTGGTTCACACACACCACAATTAATACATTCATCTGTTATTATAGTAGCCATTATTTTATTTTTTCTCCTTGTTCTCGCAAATATTCTTTAGCTCTATCAGAAATTTCTTCTTCAAAGCCATAACGGTCCTTCTCTACATCAAATGCATCTTTCATAACTTCTGGAGTTGGAATTGAATATTCAATATTACATGATGTATATGCTTGTACATATGTTGAACCAAACTTTCTCGCAACCAGTATTGCTCGTCTAACAGAACGTGCTACTCTTGCAGGATTCGTTGGAGCTAAACGACATACATAATCCAACTTAGCTACTCTTGCTAAACCTAACATATCCATCTTCTCATCTACTTTACCACGAGGTGACATTTTAGCAACTAAACCTTTTTGAGTCATTCCACTTTCTTGTCCACCCGTGTTACCATAGATTTCATTATCCAACATAATAGTCGTAAACTTTTCATGCCTGAACCAACTATGCATCAGTCCTTGAAATCCAATATCAACTAGTCCACCATCACCACACATAACAATTACATCTTTATCTTGTTCTGGAAATCGTAACTCTAATCCACGTTTCAATCCAGATGCAACAGCATTCGTATCACCATAGTTTCCATAGATGAATGGAACATTACCTTGACTAATAGCTAACCTACCACAACCAGCTGTTCCAACAAAGATTGTATGTTCTGGTTTAGGTAATGCAAGAAATACAATTCGTATAAACAAAGTCATAGCACATCCAGCACACATAGGATGTTCTTCAATAAGTTCTTTGAACTTACCCATGTCTTTGACTGTTTTCTTTTGACCATACTGACCATGCTTAACAAGGTCTTGGTACTCAACAGGCAAATGTTTTAAATATCCTGGTGATGGTTTTACAGTATCTAATGACATTAAGCCACCGCCTTCGGAGCATTCTTAAAATTTATACTTTTCGCAAGTTCTTTTGCAGCTTTCTTTCGTTCTTTCTTTTCAACTTTCAATCTATCTATAACAACTTGTGCTTCATCTGTTACATATTGTCGTTGCACAAACCGTCCACCAATTTGTTCTGAATCTTTCATCTCATCCAATCCTTCCATAGATTGTTTACCAATCTCAAGGATACATGGAGTATAGAGTTGAACAAATGTAGGTCCGACTTCTCTTGCAATATGAACTGCGTTCTGAATAGCTTCTTCTACTCTATTTGGTTTACTTACAGTCAACATAACTGCATATGCACAACCAGCTTCTCTTGCAATCTCAACCAATCTTACTTTTTCAAAGGCCTTGCCCTTTGGTGCCATCTTAGCAACAAAACCTTTCTGCATCAAACCAGATTCTTGTCCACCTGTATTTGCATAGAGTTCATTGTCAAAACATATAGTGGTGAATTTTTCTTGACGAAACCAAGATTGCATAGTCATGTCCAAACCAATATCAACAGTTGCACCATCACCAGCTAAAACAATAACATCTTTTTCTACGTCTGGAAATCTTGCTTTCAAAGTTCTCTTTAATCCAGATGCAATAGCATTCTGATTACCAAAAAGTGAATGAATATTTTGTACTGCAACATGAGGAAACACTAAACTTGTGCAACCAGTAGAACCAACAAAAACTGTATCTTCAGGTGCAGGTATTGATGCAAGAATATATCGAAATGCAATAGACTCTGGACAACCAGCACAAAGAGAATGTTGTTCAATTAATTCTTTAGACGAACCAATATCTTTCCAACCACGATCCTCTTTACCATATGTCGCATTCTCTACTAACTCCTGATACTCAGGCGGCATAATATTTATAAACTCTTCGCATATATCTATTTTTTGTTTACTCATTTGTGTTTCCTCCAACTTCCCGCAAATACTGCTGTTTTGTTCATAACAACTCCTTTAATCTCATCTCTGATAACTTCAGAGGGCATAGTCATACCACCCATAACATGAGGTCCTGCATATACTCTCTGATTATCAGGAAGAACAGCTTTAATTTCTCTTGCCAACCATCCTGCAACATTAAACTCTGGAACAAATATATGTTCAGCATTGGCTGTTGCTTCACGAAGCTCCTCTGTTGGAAATGGTCTAATAGTTTTAATCTTAACCAAACCAACCTCAATTCCTTCTTCTTCTAATAATCTTATTGCTTCTCTACTCTGAGAAATAGCAGTACCAGATGAAACAACTAAAATCTTTCTATCAATATTAACTGTGTCTATCAAACCATCAAGTAATCTAATCGTATGTTTACGAGATCGTTCAACGGCTGCATGAACTTCTTGTTGCCAAGATGCATGAGTAGCATAACTAATGTAATTAGACTTCATAACAAACGGATCACGCATCATTCTTATTGGTGCTGATTCCATATCCATAACCGTAACTGGTGATCTATAAGGATCATATGGTGTTAAAGTCAATTTATCACTTGGCAACACAACAGTATCTTTTGTGTGTGTTACAAAGAATCCATCACAAACAGTTGCTATAGGAACATGAACATCTGGTTGTTCTGCAACGATAAAACCTTTCAGTATAAAATCAAATAAGTCTTGTGCTGTTTCAGCATGCCATACCAACATACCAGTTTCTAAGAGATAATGCATCTCAAGTGTATCTGGTTGAATACTCAACGGTGAATTAATACCACGACAAGTCACACATACCTGAATCGGTAAACGGGAACCGGCCCACATTGGAAAATTTTCCATTGCTCTAAGAGTGCCAGGTCCTGCTGTAGTAGTAAAAACTCTATGTCCACCAAACGCAGCTCCCGCACATTGACCCATAACAGCAAATTCACTTTCACCTCTAAAGTATTCATCTAAGTATCCTTCTGCATACAATTCACCTATCAATGCAGCTGCTTCACTTTGTGGAGTGATTGGATATGCAACAGAGGTACCAACACTTGCTCGTCTAATAGCTTCTTTGATAACCTCACTACCAGTAAAGAAAACTGGTTTTTGTTCTGAGTTATAGAAGATATCGTTTATATCTGTATACGTTTGACCAACACCATTTACTTGACCAAGCTTTTCATGTGTCGATCTTATTATCTTTGTTATTTTTTCTTTTTGTTGAGATGCTGCGGCAACTTGTGTCATTCCATCTCCTATTAATATTGTGAATCAGTCAATGCATCCATCATTTGATCTGACCCAAGATTAAATATTCCACCAAGAGGATCTGCATAACTCTCTGATGTGTACTCAACAGTCGTATCATAAAATGCAACATCTGGTATTTCTTGTTGTTGATAAGAACGAAATCCTGGTGTTCCAAGAATACCCATTAATGCTAACTTCGTACCATCTGCATCTCCTCCTGCCATTTGGACTGCTTGTAATACTCTTGTTACTATAGCTTGAACTGCTTTTGCTTTATCTGCTTTAGTTTCTTTTGAATCTTGTTTTTCTTCTTTTGAATCTGATTCAGATTCTTGTTCTTCTACAGCTGTTTCAACTTCAGCAACTGCTTCTGCAACTTCTGCTACTTGTTCTGGTTGACTATCACTAGATGCCATTCCAGTATTGATTTGTATTTTCTCTATTGTACCAGCAACAGTTGGAACAGATAATGTAACTGCTGTTGATGTAGTTGTTACTCCAACACTAATATTACTAGTACCAGAAGGAGTTGCAACACTTATTTCCATTTGTGCTGTATCTACAGCAGACATACCTTGATCTGTAACTATATCATCAACAGCTGATGCAACTAAATCCAAAACAGTATCTTCTACTTGATTGATGATTTCCCAGGTAGAAGTCAAACCAATAGAATTTGTTTGAGGTCCGTTATATCCATTAGTCAAACTTGCACCATCTAAAATCAAACCAAATGTTGCAAGAGAATATGATAGTGAATTTTCTGGAACAACTAATTGACTAGTTATTGTTTGATAATCTTGTCCTGCACTAGTCGTAAAATTCTGTGTATCAGAATATGTAGTAGTTCCATCCGTTACTTTAATTTGTAAAGTAAAAGGATCACCACCAACATAATTTCTATCTCTCAATCCAACAGAGCTATCCATAGTAAAACCCTGAAGCATTTGTTCTTCAGTCATAAAGGTATTAATGTCATTCATAATACTCCATGATGTATCACGACGCTCATCACCAAGATTACCATGTTGATCCCAATAAATTACATCATCATCACTACCACTATCAGAGTTAATATCAGATCGTGGATCATAAGTACAAGCACCACCAGTTCTCAAACAGGTATGTGAAGCACCAGCAGACTTCTCTGTTATATCAGCAGACGTTTCTGTATCTGCAAAAGAAGTTTGGGCCAGGAAGATCATCACTAGGCAGCTAAATAACGTGATGATCTTCCTGTTAAATCTGGATAGACTAGGGGAATTCTCACTCACCAGGTTACCCAGCTTGTTATTAGTAGTCATCATCCCAACTCGGCTCGTCATTACTGTGATATGTATCTAACTCTTTAACTTTATCTTTGTTCTCTCGTTTCTCTCGCCATTCGTGATAGTCTGGTCTACGATATGGTTCTTTCTCCCATATAACTTTAGCAGCTTCTCCAATCTTTCCATCTACAGGACATGGAGTACCAGCCATTTCCATGGCTTGAAAAACTCTTGTATCTTGGCACATTAAACTAACACTAGCAACTTTCATACCCATACCATATAAAGAACGTGCAAGTTTTAATCGTTCACAATTCTCATCTCTAATAGTCTTACCCATAGAGATACCAAACCATGCTGATTGTGCCGCACCACTTATTCCAGTAGTACATACATCTTGATTATTTATAATTACATTTGGTGAAGAAGCTGTACTTGGTGTTCGATCAACTGTCGTTGTTCCCGTAACAGTAGAACTACTTACCGTATTACTGTCTGCCCCATATGCTGTGTGTGATAATATACTGACCATCAAAAACATAACAAGTGAAATTACGAATTTCACTTTTTTACTCCTTATAGTTGAGTGTCCCTCTCTTTTGAATAATTCTTTTCTCTGTTATAATCATATCCATCTTAACATCATATTCGTTAAGCTTCAATTTCCATTTATATGGTAACACTTGAAAATCATATGCTATACCAATTACACAAGTTGTCTTTGGTAATTGATCTAAAAATCTATCATAATATCCTTTGCCTCTACCATATCTTGCTCGTTTTTCATCAAAAACTACTCCTGGGACAATGACTAAATCAACATCTAAAACATTCTCTCTCGGCTCTGGTTCTGGATAAAATATCTCTTTATCAGAATACTTCTCAGCATCATGTATAAGAAATTGTGTCGAAACTTCATTCCCAACACTCTTATAGATATTTATATTTCCAGCACTTTTCCACTCATATGTACTCCATACTGATTTTTGTATTTTCTCAGATAGCTCTAAACACTCTTTAGGACACATATGATTTCTTCGATACATCATCATATTCCTCCATAGTATTTTAAGAGCAAACATTACGGTCCTTTTGGTCTTTCCATTAATGCAAATTCAACTTCAACTATTTTACCATCTCGTAATACTTCTAACTTAATAATTGTACCCGGAGCTCTTCTTGCAATCATAGATGCAAAATTAGTATGTCGTACAATTTCACCATCCAACTTTTGAATAATATCACCTTTAACTAAATGACCAACTGCTGCTCCGTTATCAGCAACCTGAATAATAATAACATTCTTACCAAATTCTAAATTATTATTTTTTGTTTCAATATGATCTAACAAACGATAATGGATTCCCATGTAACTCCATTTTATCTTATTACCTTTTGCAAGACGCGTCAATATATCTTGTGCATATTGTCCATCAATAGCAAAACCAAGTCCAATACTTCCACCTGGTTCTTGACTATTATTTGGTGAAAGAATCAAAGTATTAATACCAATCACTTCTCCATCTGCATTGAACAACGGCCCACCAGAATTACCACGATTCATTGATGCATCTGTCTGGACAAAAGGAACAAAAGGAGGAGCGGCACGCATAATAGTCCTGTCAACAGCAGAAATAATACCGAAAGACACACTAAAGTCCAATCCAATAGGAGAACCAATAATGATTGCATGGCCTCCCAACAATGGCTTAGAACCCCATGTGACTTCTGGAAACTTCTCTCCTTCTTCATTCTTAATCTTGAGTATTGCAATATCGGATGTTGCATCATAATTAAATACTGTCGCTTCGTATTGTGCATAATTACTAAATCCTATTCTAATAAGACTGGGATTATTAATTGCATTTCTAATTACATGCCAATTAGTAACAATAAAACCATCTTCATGTAAAACAAAACCAGTACCAGAAGAAAACTGATTCTCTCTTGGTGCAGGTATTATTGGTTCTCCAGGTTTTACAAATCGTCTTGCTGAATTACTAATTGGTTGTTTCAACTCAACCGTAATCGTAACAACTGACGGCATTACTTTTGATATAATAGTATGTGGTGACTGAATACCATATCCAGCAGTATGCTCAATAGCTTTTGTTGCAGCTGCACTACCAACAGTTCCTAATGCTGAAAGTGCTGTAACGCCACCACAACCAACTGATAAAAACCAAATGCTACCAATAACTATTAAATTTTTAATGACTTTTTGTAACATCTCTTTCTCCTCCAGTTCCAAGAGAGTTAAAAAATAAGTCAAGGAGTATGTAAATCTATATCATTTCCACCAAGAACACAACTTTTATCTTGCCCCTTGTAAACAAACACAATTGCCCATTGACCGTTGCTCGAATTAATCCACATGCTAACTGTTGCCAAATGTTTATGTCTTTCATCTTGGACTAATCCATCCGCAGCTAATTGCATTTTGTATTGTTTCACAACCATATTCTTGATAAAGTCTTTAGTATTACAATATAGTAAAACCTCATCTAAATTTTTCAACTGATTTGAACCACTTATAGCTGTACTACTACTTAACGTCATAATCAAAATTAAACTCAAGCAATAAATTATTTTTTTCATCAATCTCTCACTTCCATTGTATTTAATGGATGATTCTTTTGTATGTTTCTCACAACTTCATTATAACCACTTGGTACTTTTCGCACACCAACAGAAACAGGATCACATATATCTGCCCCAGAAATTAATCGTTGAACACATCCCTTCTTTTTACAAGAAGGACATCCAGCTTTTAATGGTACATCAATATTTGCGATTGTTTGAAATTCTTCAAACTTGTGAGAACACTTCTCACACTCAAATTCATAGTATGGCATTATACACTTACTCCTAATGGGATTTCAAATTTTGCTAATCTACTTTTCCACTTCCAAAAAGATTCTCCATGATCTGACCGATACAAATGCATCCATTGCCATTGATGAACCATCTCATGTGCTAACACATATAGAAATTCATTTTTATTAATAAAACGATCTGAAATAGAAAGAACAGCATATATTTTTCCATCATATTCTTCAAATGGAATATGCTCAGCATGACAACCTTTCTTTTGTTTTATTTCTATCTCATGGAATGGATAGATTTCATCTCTGAAAATCTCTTGATTGAATATATTAAACCAACGTGTGATAAGATGCTTTGTTGGGAAAAAGGTTTTTATTTTTTTATGTTTTTTATAAGCTCTGCCCAAATTTGTTTCATAACTTCTCACTTCTTGAATTACAGGATTTTCTTTTGAAACGTACATCAATCCTCCTTACAGTTTATAACGATCTGGTCTACCTCCATTTGAACGTGTAGCTACCACAGTCAAACCAGACTCGTTTTTATTAGGTGCAGAAATGTCTGCTTTAAAATCTCTTGTCACCTCATATTCACAAGTTAATGTCGTACCAAAAAAATTGCCTACATATTTTTCTCCGTCCCAATTCAATTTAAAATAATGATCTTCCTCATCAACCAAATCAACTTTTATGTGTTTCTCACTAAATCCTTCAACTACTGTTGCTTGATTATCATACAGTTTTTTTCTGCCAGACTTAACACTAACAGTAGTTTCCAAAACACTTCCATCTGATTGAATGCCTATGCCCATTTTTATACTCCTTCTTCTTTATACATACCTGGCCAAACTTCCAAAACTAATTTAGAAGTAAGTCCTTTTATTTTAGTTTTCTTTTTTAACATCTGCATATATAATTGTGCCTCGGAATCATGCAAACTTTCTAATATTTGTACTAAAAGCTGTTTCTGTCTTTCTGGTTTTAAATTTTCACAAGCTTTATGCCCTTTAACAAAAATAGAACATAATGGCATTTCAACATATAAGCTGTTTGCTTCTTCACCTTCTGGTGTCACAATATCAGGCTTATAATCTGGTTCTTCATTTATCGCCCATTGAACTTTTGGATCAAACAGTCCTCTTAAATAATGTTTAAGGTCTTTCACTTCACTATACTTTATTAAAATATCTTTTTTTGCTTTTTTAGTTTTTGCATCATCTACTTTTTGCAAAATCTCACCAATCATTATAGTATATTTAACTGTTGTCATTAGAAATCTCCTATATGTTCAATTAACATTTTCAACCTATGCTTCACAAAATAATTTAGTAATCCACTACGATTAGGAGGTGTCTGTCCATTATATTGCTCCATAATCTCAAGTGCTATTGGAGGTGGGATATATTCAAAGTCTATCAACTCTTGATTTCTATCCCAACCATGTACCATACCATTATCACAAAAATCTTCTCTACTTTGTGTCAACCACTTAGTAACTTTTTTCTTTGAAACTGGTTTCTGTCTAGTACCTTCAACAATACAATCATCAGCAGAAAGAATATTTGGAATACCATCTCCCTTATCACCACGAATAATATGCTCTTTTAAATAAGCTTCTGCATCAATACCCTTCAACATCTTACCACGCATCGGAGAGTACTGTCTTATCTTCTTATATTTATACAACTGGTTAAAGTCTTTATCACTAGATACGATTAAAGAAGCCTCTTTTAAGTCATTATTTGCGTGTTTAGCTAACACAGCAATCACATCATCACCTTCTGCGTGTGGAACTTGTATCACTTTATATGGAAAATTCGTTTTAAGTTCATCTATTATCCTAGATATTGTATCAAACAATGCTGACCAATCCATACCTTTTTCTTTGTTCTGTTTTTCTCTTTGTACCTTTCTATGAGCCTTATAGTATGGAAATGCAACTTTTCTCCAACTAGAAAGACAGTCCGTACAGATAACCATTTCACCATACTTATCTTTATATTTACTCCTATATGATCGAACACTATTCAATACCAAATGACGAATAAATTCCTCAGAGAATCTTTCCTTATCTGGAACTTTAGATGCCACCATAATACTACCAACTATTATATTTGAAAAATCTAGTAAAATCATAGTACCCCATTATCTTGATATTGTAATACTTCTATATTAGTAATCGAATCCATACGAAATGAACGCCACTCACCTTTATTAATATCAAAAACAGGCAAGACTTCTTCATTCTCTTTACGATTGTCTGGATTTGTTTCAGGAACTAGATTTTCCTGCAACGTGCAATCCATAACACGTTCCTCACCATTTACTTTCGTAAATGTAACTCTCATAGCTTTCTTTTGTAAGTTCTTAATCAATGTATCTCTTTTCATTTTTCCTCCTCATTAAAAAAAGTATCTTCGCGTATACCACCAGTTTTTGAACCTTCAGAAAATGGTTCTTTCTGTATTTGCATAGATGGAATATCTATATCTACAGTAAACTCTTTATCACCAAACTTATCTTCAAAAGTTTTAGCAACATAATTTGTACCATCAACAACCATCTCTTTTGTATCAGCTAAATCTTCCACCAAAATATCTACATTCTCTTTATTCTGAAACAACAAAGAACCCAAAAGAAAAAACAACAATAAAATAATAAGATTTTTAATCATTAGAATACTCCTAATAGTATAGTCTGGGCATTAATTCTACCCGTCATGGTTTGCTCTTTGGTTTTCATATGATTCAACTGCTTTTTCAAAGAGCGTTTGTTCAAAACCTCAAGCACTTCTTGTGGTTTTCTAACAGTTTTCTGGATTGATGTATCTTCATCAAAATGTTGTATGGTGCAACCCTTAACAGAAAGTCCACGAATAGAATTTACAGCATGATAGACACCAAGTTTATTATATCTTGTATTATAGACCCACAACTCCTTGGCCCCAATAATTTTCTCTGGATTAACACTAACCAATTTAAGATCAGTAAATTCTTGTTGATACTTCAACTTCTTAATAAGTCTTGAAGCTGATAATGTTTTCTTCTTGCGTGGTTTACGTTGTGCTGTAGAGTTCTTTATTATACGATCTAAATCGTCAACGATTATACCATAGAAATCCATCATCAATTTATGATACTTTGGTTTAAGATGACTCCATGCTTCGACATAATATTCATCATCTTTATTATATACATCAACCAACTCATTAAAACAATCAACATAGAACGGCCTCATCTTTCGTGCATGAGCAGCTTTACAACCAATCTCTAACATATGATTATAAGGCTCATATTTCATCTTATACTCACTATTGATAAAATCATCTACTTGTCCTTCAATAACAGAAATATAATCTTCTACTTTACCCTGTAAGCGATCTTGAATACTGATTTTTGCTCGAGGTTTTTTTTCCGCGTCTACTTCCTCTTTTTCTTTTTGCGCGACAATCTCCAATGAAGGATCAATTTTCACACCATTAATAACTGGTACTGCTCTTGTTACACCATCGGCACAAGTTAAAAGATCGTAAATTTGTTTATTCATTATAAATATATCCTCTCTCAATTATTACTATATGTCATTGTATAATCTCCAGATTGAACCACAACTTCTGGATACTCAGCATGCTTCATTGATTCTTCTTGTTTAATCATTTCTTTATTATAATATTCTTCATCTCTTTCTGGATCGCCAGACTCATTTATAGAATCTAACCAAATCTCAAAATCATGTTTACTCAATTCATCATCTTCAAACATTTCATCCCAAACACTCATTTCATTCAAGCTCCTTTCTAATTAAAATATACTACTATTATAGCAAAATACAACTTAAAACACAAGGAAGAATATGAACTGTAAACTATTGGTTCTAAAGGGTTTATACGAATATTCATAAACCTTTACAAATAAAGGGATTATAAACCCTTTATTTACTTGGGGTTGGTTGTGGCAATTTCTTAGTCAAATATTGAAGCAAATCCAACACGCGACAACAGTATCCATATTCATTATCATAAAAAGCAATCAATTGCAGGAGGCGTTTGTTAACCATTTTGGAGGAGA